ATGAAAATGAATCCAGAAGACATTGAACTAGAAGATCTTTCTAAGATTTTTGAATACGAAAAAATTTCTAGAGAAATTGATACTTGTGAAAATATAGAACAAATAAAAGACATAGCAAAGTCATTTGTTAAATTGCATTTAAAACAACAAGAAGTCATATTACAAATTGGATTATGATTGATAAACATTATAAGGGCAATCCGAATTTAAAAGCGGAAAACGTCCAAATTGAATTTACAACAGATCAAATTCAAGAATATTTAAAATGCAAAAATGATCCAATTCATTTTGCAAAAAATTATGTAAAGATTGTTTCTCTGGATCACGGATTAGTTCCGTTTGATATGTATGATTTTCAAGAAGAATTGATTACAAACTTTCACGAGAATAGATTTAATATTGCAAAACTTCCTAGACAGACAGGAAAATCAACTACTGTTGTATCTTATCTTCTCCACTATGCTCTGTTCAATGACAATATAAGAATCGCAATTCTAGCAAACAAAGCAGAAACAGCAAGAGAACTTTTAGGCAGACTACAATTGTCTTATGAAAATTTACCAAAGTGGTTACAGCAGGGTGTTGGTTCTTGGAACAAAGGTTCGTTGGAACTTGAAAATGGTTCTAAAATCGTAGCAGCATCGACATCATCGTCTGCTGTTCGAGGAAATTCTTTCAATATTATTTTCTTGGACGAATTTGCGTTTATTCCAAATCATATTGCAGAGCAGTTTTTCTCTTCTGTGTATCCTACTATTTCCTCAGGTCAAAGCACAAAAGTTATTATCATCTCAACTCCAAATGGGATGAATATGTTTTATAAACTTTGGCACGATGCCGAAAGAGGAAAGAATGGTTATGTTCCATTAGAAGTTCATTGGTCTGCGGTGCCTGGAAGAGACGCAGAGTGGAAACGACAAACAATTGCGAATACTTCCGAAAGACAATTCACACAGGAGTTTGAGTGCGAATTCTTAGGGTCTGTTGATACTTTGATTACTCCATCAAAACTTAGAATGATGGTTTATGATGACCCACTTACTAGAAGCAAAGGGATGGATGTGTATGAAGATCCAATAGAAAAGCACACCTATTTGATGACTGTTGACGTATCTCGTGGAATGAGTAATGACTACTCTGCATTTATTGTATTTGATATCAGTCAATTCCCATATAAGGTAGTCGCAAAATATAGGAACAATGAGATTAAACCTATGCTTTTTCCAAATATTATTCACGATATAGCAAAAGCATATAATAAAGCATTTGTTCTCGCAGAAGTAAATGATATTGGAGAACAAGTATCAAGTATACTTCATTTTGATTTAGAATACGATAATATTTTAATGTGTTCTATGAGAGGAAGAGCAGGTCAACTGGTAGGACAGGGATTTTCTGGAAAGAAAACTCAACTTGGAATCAAAATGTCCAAAACAGTCAAAAAAGTTGGATGTTCCAATTTAAAGACAATTATTGAAGATGATAAATTAGTCATCAAAGATTACGATATTATCAGTGAATTGACTACTTTTATTCAAAAAAGTCAATCATTTGAAGCAGAAGAAGGATGTAATGATGACCTGGCAATGTGTCTTGTAATCTTTGCTTGGTTGGTCGTCCAGGATTATTTTAAAGAGATGACGGATAATGATGTTCGCAAAAGAATATATGAAGACCAAAAAGACCAAATAGAACAAGATATGGCTCCATTTGGTTTTATGTCTGATGGATTATCCAATGAAGTATCTTTTGTTGATGTAGATGGTGATAGATGGCATTTAGATATATGTGGGAATACGGGTAATGAGTTTCGAAGAAGAGATTGAATTAGATAATCTACTCTTCAAAGAGAGAGTATGTAGATCTTGCAGAATAAAAAAAGACTTATTAAATGATTTTTATTTGACTAGAAAAAATAGAAAAGGGTTTCCCTCTGCATATTCATATGAATGCAAAGAATGCACTATAGAAAGAATTATTAATAGTAGGAAAAAATATTCACAAAAATTTATAGATAATTATTATCCCGATTGGTAATTGTTCGTGCATTGTTTCCCCATTTGAAGAATATCAATTTATAAATACTTCTAGGCAAAAATGAACTTCTTCACGAGGGGAAAAAGATGGCGTTAAATTTAGTATCACCAGGAGTCAGAACAAGAGAAGTTGACTTGACTGTTGGGGGAATTACCGCAGCAAATAATCAAGTTGGCGCTATTGCTGGACCTTTCCAAAAAGGTCCAGTTAATGTTCCCATCCTAATTGAAACAGAAAATGACTTACTCAATACATTCGGAAAACCAATTTCATCAGACTCACAATACGAATATTGGTTAGGTGCTTCTTCGTATCTTTCTTATGGTGGTGTTCTAAGAGTCGTTAGATGTGATGGTGACAATTTAAACAACTCAAATGCTGGTATTGGAACTGCTGGTCCAGTAACATTAAAAATTACATCATCTGAAGATTACAATAACACTCATTCTACTGATACTGCTTGGCATTGGGCTGCTAGAAACCCAGGTTCTTGGGCCAATAATCTAAAGGTTTGTGTAATTGATGCAGCAGCAGACCAACGAATTGCAATTGGAACTTTTGGATTGAACGTTGGATATGCTGTTACTGCTGCATTCTCCCAATCAGTTGCTGGTATTGGAACAGTAATAACAGAAACAGGAGTTCTTAAAGGTATTATCACCAAAGTCAATGAAGGTTCGATTGACGTAAAAGTTACTGCAAAATCTTCTGGTGCTGGTTCTACTGCATTTACTGAAACATCTTATGCGGAAGGAAGTGTAAATGCATTTGGTTCTGGAAATATTAAAATTACTGATAATAGTGGCAATTTTGTTAAAATTGAAGAATCATCGGTTGCAAGATTTTTTGGTGTAGTTTCCGCTGGTTCAACAGTAATCAATCCTGTAGATTCAATCACAAATCTTCCAAGTACAATTTTAGCAGGACAATTTATTGTTCCAGTAACTGGATCTTCTCTTGCAGATGGAACCACTTATACTGTGGGGATTGCAACTACAGTCAATGGTGTTTCACAAACTGCACTTGGTTTGAGTACAATAGCAAATGGATCTGGAACAGTACAATTTTTAGTTCTTAATGTTGCTGTTAATGGTGAAACAATTACTGCACCTTCAGATTGGTACAATCAACAAACTTTGGGATTAACAAATTCTACTGTTTATTGGAAAAATATCGCACCAAGACCAAGGACTTCTCAATATTCATCCGAAAGAAATGGAAGAAATGATGAACTGCACGTTGTTGTTGTTGATGACACTGGAGAAGTGACTGGTAGTGCTGGTAATATTCTTGAGAAATATACCAATTTATCCAAAGCGTCTGATGGCAAGATTTCACCATCAGAAGCAAATTACTATAAAGATATTATTCGTGACAATTCACAATACATTTTCCCTGGATTTGCTCCAGTTGGTTCTCCGTCTAAATTCTCAACTGTATCTGGAGTTTCTTCTACGTCCAATACTACTTGGGGTCTAACAGCACAAGGAAATACATTTAATGTAATTGGTGCAACTACATATAACTTAACTGGTGGTAGAGATTATTCTGGAACTAGTAATGTTGGTGGATATTCAATTTCTTTGGCAAAGGTGATTGATGGATATAGAAACTTCACAAATCCAGCAGAATATCAAATCAACTTTATAATTGGTGGTCCTTCTGGTGGTGCTACAATTCAAGAATCACAAGCAAAAGCAAATGAATTAATCGCAATTGCAGATACTCGTAAAGACTGTGTTGCTACTATTTCACCACATAGAGCAGGTGTTGTTGATGTGGCAAACTCTGATACTCAAACTACTAACATTGTCAATTTCTTTGATCCATTAACCTCATCATCCTATGCAGTGTTTGATACTGGTTATAAGTATGTTTATGATAGATTTAACAATCAGTTTAGATACATTGCTTGTAATGCTGACATTGCTGGATTGATGGCTAGAACATCAATCAATCAGTATCCTTGGTTCTCACCTGCTGGTGCAAACAGAGGAGCACTCAATAATGCAGTAAAACTTGCATTTAATCCTTCACAAGCACAAAGAGATCTTCTTTATCCAAAGAGAATCAATCCAATTATCTTCTCCCCTGGTGCCGGTATTATTCTTTTTGGTGATAAGACTGCCCTTTCGTATACTTCAGCATTCGATAGAATTAATGTTCGTCGTTTATTCTTAACACTCGAAGCAACTATTGAAAGAGCAGCAAGAGCACAACTCTTTGAGTTTAATGATACAATCACCAGAGCAAACTTCATCAATATTGTTGATCCATATCTTCGTGATGTGAAGTCAAAAAGAGGTATTACTGATTTTGTTGTTGTCTGCGATGAATCAAACAACACTCCTGATATTATTGATGCGAATCAATTCAAGGCTGATATTTATGTCAAACCTGCAAGATCAATCAACTTTATCGGATTGACTTTTGTTGCTACTCGCACAGGAGTCAGCTTTGAAGAAATTATCGGTACTGTTTAATTAACGAGGTAACAAACAATGGCAAATAACGCAACTGGTGGTGGCATTTCACCAAGTCAAAGAACTCTAAATGACTTCAAAAATAGAATTTCTGGAGGTGGAGCAAGACCTAACCTCTTTGAATGTGAAATTAATTTCCCAACTGCTGCTTTTAATGGTAATGGCAATGATGCAAATGCATTATCTGAAAAAACTAGATTTTTAATTAAAGCAGCATCATTACCTGGATCTACAATCAACGTAATTGATATTCCCTTTAGAGGAAGAAATCTTAAAATTGCTGGAGATAGAACATTCGATCCTTGGACGATTACAATAATCAATGATGTTGATTTCAAAATTAGAAATGCTTTTGAGAGATGGATGAACTATATGAATAAGCACGAAGATAATTCTGGAGAACTAAATCCTGTTAATTATCAGAAGGATATGAAGGTTTATCAACTCGGTAAAGCAGGAGTTGATGTTAATATGACATCTAATAATAAAATGAATATCCTCAAATCTTATTCATTTTATGGCACATTCCCAACTTCTATTAGTGCGATTGATCTTTCATACGATCAGGCAGATACCATCGAAGAATTTACAGTAGATCTTCAAGTCCAATGGTGGGATGCTCTTGATACTTCAGGAAATAGCCTACTTGGTTCTTCAACACAAGAAAGATTTGATGCAAATTCTGTCACTTCAGACTTCTGATAAATAGTAGAACAAGGACAATAACATTACTATGGCAAAACTGTTTGGTTTTAAGTTTGAAGACAATAGGGAGAAGCAGTCTACAAAGATTGTTTCTCCCATTCCTCGTAATGATGAAGATAAATCAGACTTTTATATTTCAAGTGGATTTTACGGTCAGTATGTAGATATTGAAGGTGTTTATAAGAGTGAAGCAGATTTAATTAGAAGATATCGTGAGATGTCTTTGCATCCAGAATGCGATAGTGCAATTGAGGATGTTGTAAATGAAGCAATTGTATCTGACTTAAATGATTCACCAGTAGAGATAGACCTTTCAAATCTTCCTGCTTCTGATAAACTGAAAGAGATTATCCGAGAAGAGTTTAAGTATATTAAAGAAATTATGGACTTCGATAAGAAGTGCCACGAGATTTTTAGAAACTGGTATGTTGATGGAAGAATCTATTATCATAAAGTAATTGATTTCAAAAAACCATCAGAAGGAATCAAAGAAGTAAGATATATTGATGCTTTAAAAATTAAGTATATAAGAAAACTAAAAAAAGACAATAAAGATGCTTTTGGTACTGAGTATAGAAAAATTGTAAACGATAAAAATCAAATTGATTTTGGGAATCAAGAGATTGAAGAATTTTATATGTATGATCCAAATGTTGGGTCATCACAAAGTGCTTCATATAGAGTATCAGATGTAAATAACGTAAAAATCGCAAAGGATGCGATTGTGTATGTTACTTCTGGTCTTGTAGATAGAAATAAGCAAACTGTTCTTTCTTTCCTTCATAAGGCAATCAAAGCACTCAATCAATTGAGAATGATTGAGGATAGTCTTGTGATTTATAGACTATCAAGAGCACCAGAACGTAGAATTTTCTATATTGACGTTGGTAATCTTCCCAAGATTAAAGCAGAACAGTATCTGCGTGACGTTATGAACCGTTATAGAAACAAACTTGTCTATGACGCAAGCACTGGTGAGATTCGTGATGACCGTAAATATATGGCTATGCTTGAGGATTTCTGGTTACCAAGAAGAGAGGGTGGTAGAGGAACCGAAATCACTACACTTCCTGGTGGGCAAAATCTTGGAGAACTTGCTGACATTGAGTATTTCCAAAAGAAACTTTATGATTCTTTAGGTGTTCCACCAACAAGACT